ACCTACCACGGCACCGTGAACTCGTCCAACGTCGCAACGCGGCACTACGGAATGTTCACGAGATCGGGGACGAACTCCGGTCGCTAGGTCTAGACGTTGATCTTTGCGAGTGGGCGATCGTTGACGAACATTTCGAAGACGCGGCATAGGAGTTGACTAATCGTTGGGCATTCCCTAGAGTGTCCAACTGTGAGTCAACACACGAGCCACAGGAGGGCTTAAGACATGCAACTACGACCATTAGGTAGCAACAAAACAGAAGTAGAATTCACAGACGGCACTACGGTGTTCTTCAGTTATGAGACACCAGTAGCACTACAGACGGCAGAGGGTCACTACTTCAAAACAGAGGACTTCTGGAGCGTCACCACGTCGAAACATATCAACCAATGGTTGAAATCCAGAGGTGCGGACTACTGCGACACACTGACACAGGACAGCATAAACGCGAGGGCTACAGTATGATACACACACACGACAGCCTAAGGTCACAGGACGGTGACTTCGAAAACTACCATTACCAGCTAGACGACGGGGAGCAGTACAGGCTCACAGATGGGGAGCTAGGGTGGCTCAAGTTTGTCACTGGACGCTACACAATAGCGGACCACATACGAGAAAACCTAGTCGACGGTGTGTACACGGTAGACATAGATGGTATGAGCGAGGCGCTAGACGACGACGGGATGCATCCAAAAGCCATTTGTCTATCAGATGACACGGTATTGCAATCAATATTTTTCTACAGCGCAAGCGAGGTGACAGCATGGGACTAGGACGCTACACAATCTGGTACAACCACGAGGACCACGTCTGGGACATCTACGACAGCCGGAAGGGTTTCGTGTACCCTGAGTACACCATCAACAACTACAGCGGGCTCATGGGCAAACTACGGGACCGCTTTGGATTCCTAGACACTGACAGGAACCACCAGAGGTTTTGGCGTGTGATGCGCTGGTGGGACCGACTACGACACGGGAGGCGCTAGAGACATGTACGAGAACTGGCAACCATTTTGGGACGTATTGTTGTTACTGGCGGCATCTGGTATAATCACCCTCTGGCTATACATCAAAGGAGATCCGGATGATTAACGACATATTTTTCTGGAGCTTTTATGCTCTGGTTTTCGGGTGGGTAGTGGGCATCCCTCTGCTCTCCCTTTGGATAGCTGTACACATACTGACAGAGGACAACGACAATGCCTAGAGAATCATGGGAAGAAGCTCACGACTACTACTACGACCAACTAGAGGCCGAAGACTACGAAGGCCTAGACGATATTGAGGAGTGGAAGGAGGAGGAGCAAAAGATTATCGACGAGCTTATACAACGGATGCAAGGGGCTTACAATGACATTTGAGGAATACGAGAGGGGTTACTATGACGGGGACTCTGGAGGCCTACCAGAGCCTCCCAGAGACCCAGAGGAGCAAGCCATGATCGAACACATAGTCGAGTTTGAAACTGAGATGTTCCGCTTGGACTGCCAACGTAAATACTCTAGGCTCAACGCTAGACATTTACAAAAGATGATGATTGAGATACATGGGGAGGACTGGAGAGATGCGCTGTAAAGCCTGTAATAGAATACTAGAGGAATCAGAATTGACTAAAAAGGATACACATGGTAACTTTCTTGATATTTGCGGTATTTGCCTTTCTGCTAGTGCTAGCGCAGGAGTAGACTCAGAAACTATGGAATATTACCAATATGAGATATTTACAGAAGACGAAAACTATGATACCCTCTACTAAGGTATACTTAGGTATATATACTAAAGTAGAAGCAGTAGTAGTTAACTACAGTAGTACTACAGGAGTAAACTTATGTTTATAGACGAGAAATCAATCTATGTTGTCGATGGGGGTGACTACTCCGTCTACTGCCTAGGCTACACACAAGCCCGCACAGTGACCAATGACATCATGAAGGCCGACCCTTGGGGTGGTATTCCGTTTGTCCTACGTAAGGACCTAGAGCTGTCCTTGGACGACCGTGGGAATGTAGTCATGACCAAGTCCACATTGGACAAGATCCTTGAGTTAGCCAGTGACGACCTACCGGAGGGTGAACAATGAAACAACCAGAGAACGGCCACACGAAGCACTTTGGCAACGACGGACCCATAGGCAACGACGCTGAAATCATTGTGTACTATGAGGAACGAGGTCCAGCAGAGCCAGTCCTACGCATACCCTTTTGGTACTGCAAGGACGAACTAGGGATGCACGAGCACTTTGAGGAGTCAGTACGTAGGACAGCCAAGGCACTCGCAGAGTCCTACACGTACTGGCCCGATGGGTACGTCCATGTGCAGACAATCATTAATCAGGAGTACGTAAACATACTATGATGACGGAACAGCAGTTAGAGCAGTGGATACGGGACAACCCGTGGAAAGCCAATGTGATCTGTCCTGCTGGGGGTATAGGATTTATGATGTTCATTATGTACACTTGCATTCAACTCATAGATTCTTTTTTGACAGGTAAATTCATTTAGTGTATACTATTAGTATGTTCTGGGGAAACCAGAGCTAAAACCAAAACCAACGGAGATTATTCCATGACAGTAACAACAGTAGAAGGCGTAGTTAACTTCAGCAACCTAACAGCACACGACGTGTTCAATGGTCAATCAACTGGAGCCTACTCCATGACGGTCACATTGTCAGAAGAAGACGCAGCAGAGCTTGCAGCCAACGGTGTTAAGATCAAGGACTACCAAGGCAACAAGCAACGCAAGTTCAAGTCCAAGTACGAGATCAAGCGTTTTGATGCTGACGGTAACGCCTACACCGGAGAAGTCCCATACAACTCCAAAGTACGCCTGAAGTACAAGCTGGGTCAGCCTCACCCAGTACACGGCGTAGCAACCTACCTTGAGGCGGTCAAAGTACTAGAAGAAGCAGAGATTGCCGTAGGCGATGCCGCAGACTTCTAAGTTCCTAAGGCACGAGAGTTGTCCGGAGTGTGGTTCTTCGGACGCTCTCGCTATCTACAGCGATGGCGGTCAGCACTGCTTTAGCTGTCAGCATCACGTTCACGGTGGAGACCAAGGCATGACCTCAGAATTACCCAAGGCCAAGCCCCTTAATTTCAAGGGAGTGGTCTCAAGCATACCCCAACGGCGCATATCTCAGGACACCTGTGGGCGCTACGGAGTCACCGTTGAGTACACCTCCACAGGTGAAATAGACAGACACTACTACCCCTACTACGACATGTCTACGGGTGACCTGTGCGCGGCAAAGGTACGCGAGGTTCAGACCAAAGGGTTCATGTCAATGGGGGACGTAACCAACGTCGGCTTCTTCGGACAACAACAGTGCAACCGGAACACCTACATAACGATTACTGAGGGCGAATTGGACGCCTTGGCAATCTATGAGATGTCAGGTAAGCAGTGGGACGTGGTTTCACTTCGGTCGGGCGCAGGTAATGCCGCCAAGGAGATCAAGGCCCAGCTAGAATGGCTCGAAGGGTACGACACGGTAGTCCTCTGCTTTGACAATGACAAGGCAGGAGAAGAAGCAGTAGAGCAGGTGAAAGACCTCTTTAGCCCTGACAAGCTGAAGATCTGTAAGCTACCCCTGAAGGACGCCAGTGACATGCTCATGGCTAACAGGGTCAAGGACTTTACGCAACACTGGTGGAATTCCAAAGTTTATCGTCCTGACGGTATCGTCGCTGGCACTGACACATGGGACAAGCTGGTAGAAAAGAGGAATGTCAAGTCCATCCCGTACCCTTGGGAGGGTCTCAATCATATAACTAGGGGGCATAGACCGTATGAACTCGTCACGATCACTAGCGGCAGTGGTATGGGAAAGTCCCAATTTATCAGAGAAATTGAGTACGATCTTCTACGCCGATGCGAAGGCAATATTGGAGTCTTGGCGCTTGAGGAAGATCTGGCCCGAACAACGCTTGGTATCATGTCGGTGGCGGCAAACAGGCCTCTACACTTGGAAGAGGACACGCCTGTGGACCAACTACGACCGTTTTGGGAGAGCACACTGGGAACAGGACGTTACTACCTATTCGACCATTGGGGGTCAACTTCAGCAGATAACCTCCTCGCCCGTGTTCGCTATATGGCAAAAGCGCTTGACTGCCGGTACGTCATACTGGACCACCTGTCAATCGTCGTGTCTTCCCAAGAGTCAGGAGACGAGCGAAAAGCAATAGACGAGATCATGACCAAGCTTCGGACCTTGGTGGCAGAGACAGGCGTTTGTCTGTTCCTCGTGTCACACCTCCGACGATCCCAAGGTAAAGCACACGAGGACGGTGCTCAGATATCATTGGGTGAACTCAGAGGGTCTCAGGCAATCGCTCAGTTGTCAGACATCGTCATCGGTATGGAACGGGATCAGCAACACGAGAACGAGGACGTACGTAATACAACCACTGTTCGAGTGTTGAAGAATCGGTACACCGGAGAAACTGGACCCGCCTGTTGGTTAGCTTATGACCGTGCCACGGGTCGCCTGTCGGAAGTGCCTAATCCACACATAGGGGACGACTTTTGATCTACCTTGACTTGGAAGCCAACGGCCTGACTCCTGACACCATTTGGTGTGTCGTAACACGGGAAAAGGGAGTAAGCACTGTGCACACTACCCCAGACACCCTCTGTAAGGCTCTAGAAGGCTCTGTGAGCGTCTGTGGGCACAACCTGATAGGTTATGACCTCCCAGTGCTAGAACGTCTCTGGGGGCTTTCTGTGGCTCCTGAGCGCATAGTGGACACACTGGTGTTGTCACGCCTGTTTGACCCAAGCAGGCAAGGTGGGCACTCGTTGAGAGCTTGGGGTGAAACATTGGGCTTCCCAAAGGGTGACCATAATGACTGGTCTAGGTTGTCACAGGAGATGATCGACTACTGCATACAGGACGTAGCAGTTACAGAAGCAGTGCACAAGAGTCTGACCAGAGACATGTCTGCGTTTGACCCTGAGTCAATCAAGCTGGAACACAAGGTGCAGTACATAGTCCAGCAACAGGAGCGCAACGGTTGGGTCTTGGACCAGCAACTAGCGCGTGAACTATTAGCAACATTCAAGGAGAGAATGAATGAAATTGAAGAGGAATTGCAGAAGAAGTTTCCTCCGATTGTACACGAGAGGTGGTCTGAGAAAACTGGTAAGCGTCTCAAGGACAAAGTTGAGATCTTCAATGTCGGATCTAGACAACAGATTGCGCGTAGGCTATCGACGCTTGGTGTGGTCTTTGACAAAGTTACGGAGAAAGGCAACCCCATCGTTGATGAGGCTGTACTAGACACCATTGACCTGCCAGAGGCTAAGTCAGTGAGTGAGTACTTGATGCTACAAAAGAGATACGCACAGGTCCACTCATGGTTAGAACACTTGCAGGACGACGGTAGAGTTCATGGTCGTGTCATTAGCAACGGCGCAGTCACTGGACGCATGACCCACCAGAGTCCTAACATGGCCCAAGTCCCAGCAAGCTACAGCCCCTACGGGCACGAGTGTCGCTCCTGCTGGACTGTACCTGAAGGGAAGAAGCTAGTAGGTTTCGACGCTAGTGGCCTTGAGCTACGAATGTTGGCGCACTACATGAACGACAAGGAGTTTACCAATGTCCTCCTCACCGAAGACATTCACACCAGAAACCAAATGGCTGCAGGGCTTGAAACAAGACCTCAAGCTAAGACTTTCATCTACGCTTTCCTATACGGAGCAGGAGATGCAAAAATCGGAACTATCGTTGGCGGAAGCGCAAAAGACGGCGCACATCTTAAGCGACGATTTTTATCAAATACACCTGCTCTTGAAAGTCTACGAGAACGCGTTACTAGAGCTTCTGGGAGAGGCTATCTCACAGGACTTGATGGTAGAAGACTTAGAGTTAGATCTGAACATGCTGCATTGAATACGTTGTTGCAGGCGGCAGGAGCCATCGTGATGAAACAGGCCCTAGTCATACTGGACGACTACGCAACGCAGTGGAAACTCGACTACAACTTTATAGGAAACATACATGATGAGGTACAATCGGAGGTGGTTGCAGACCAAGCAGAGAAGTACGGCTGGCTTGCAGTCGAATGTCTCAAGGCGGCAGGGGTTCACTTTAACCTCAGATGCCCCCTTGACGGAGAATTCCAAATTGGAACAACGTGGGCAGAAACCCACTGAGGCTAACGTATGAAGAACGTGTACACACTAGTGTCGGACATCTACAAACTGATGGAGACGAAAGAAGTAGCAGAAGGTGTGGACCTAGAGTCTGCTATTGATCTCTTCGGAGAGAACGTCAAGGACCTCATGCGTAACGAGTTTGGTGGGCGTAAGCGTGACGGGCGTAAGCTACGCATGTCTAACATCGGACGTGAGGACCGCTACTTGTGGAACGTCTACAACGACGTAGAAAAGTCCGATGAGATCCAAGGCCATACCTATGTCAAGTTCCTCTACGGCCACCTCATTGAGGAGATGCTACTGTTCTTAACAAGGGCCGCAGGTCATGAGGTAACGGATGAACAAAAGAAATGTGAAGTTAACGGTATTACAGGTTCGATGGACTGTAAAATCGACGGTATTGTTACTGACGTTAAAAGCACTTCAACTTATGGGTTTAAAAAATTCAAAGACGGTTCACTGGCTTATGACGACCCATTTGGATACGTGGCTCAAATTAAAGGATACGCGTATTCAGAAGGTGCTACTAAATTTGGATGGTTAGCAATGGACAAACAGAATGGTCACCTCACGTACCTCATGTACGACGAGGAGGACACTCAGGCCCCTGTCTATGACCTAATCAGCTATGACATCAAGGAGCGCATTGAACACGTAAAAAAGCTAGTGGAGCATCCAACCCCGCCCGACGTATGCTACGGCACTATCGACGATGGAAAGAGTGGGAACCAAAAACTCGCCGTCGGATGCTCCTACTGCTCCTACAAAAAGGTTTGTTGGCCTACCATTCGCGCCTTCGCCTATTCCTCAGGTCCCCGTTATTTAACAGAGGTGCATAATGAGCCGAAAGTCCAAGAAATCACGATTTCGTAGCACGTTTGAAGACGATGTCAGCAAAGTACTAAAGGAGTTTGACTATGAGCCTTTCACTATCCCCTACACTATTTCTAGGTCTTATCGTCCTGATTTTGTCGATAGCAGCGGTTTATCTCTTGTTGAATGCAAAGGATATTTCAGAGACGGAGATACGAAAAAATATACGAGCATCAGGGACTCACTCCCCGAAGGACAAGAGTTAGTCTTTGTTCTCATGCAACCGAACAAGAAGATTCGGAAGGGGGCTAAGATGACTATGTCAGAATGGTGTGACAAAGAGGGAATTTTATGGTATACTATAGAGACACTACAGGAGTTGATTGACCATGTCGCTAACACTAGAGGAAGTTAAGGAACGCCTCTTGAAAACCTTTGACCCGGACGACCTGCTGGAGGCCCTACAGATAACCTCAGAAGAGATGCTGGACAGGTTTGAGGACAAGCTAATCAACAGACTAGATGTGTTTGAACAAGAGCTAGAGGAGGAAGAAAATGAGTATTGACGATGCGACTCCTGCAGAGTGGGACGGGATTTCTATACTGAAGAAGACGAAGAAGGTAGATCCTGTGGAGCAACCTGACCACTACAACAAAGGATCAATCGAAGCTATCGAAGCAATCAAAGCGTCCATGCCTGAACATGAGTTCAACGGTTATCTCAAGGGTAACGCACTAAAGTACCTCTGGCGCTATGACTACAAAGGTAAACCAGTAGAGGACCTACGGAAGTGTCGCTGGTACATCGAACGACTAATTAAGGAACTAAATTAATGGACGCATATCAACAGTACATACACAAGTCACGCTACGCTCGTTACCTGCCAGAGGAACAGCGGCGGGAGACTTGGGAAGAAACAATTGACCGCTACCTAAGCTTCTGGATTGAGAAGGATAAGCTAACACTAGAGCAGGCTAACGGTATCTTTGCAGACATCCATGACATGGGCGTTATGCCTTCCATGCGAGCACTCATGACTGCTGGAGAAGCACTAGACCGTGACAATGTAGCTGGGTTTAACTGCTCCTACATGCCTATCGACCACCCTAAAGCATTTGACGAAATGATGTACGTCCTTATGTGTGGCACTGGTGTGGGCTTTAGTGTGGAGCGTCAGTACGTAACAAAATTACCAGAAGTAGCAGAGGAATTCCATGATACCGATACCGTTATACATGTCGCCGACAGCAAAATTGGATGGGCTAAAGCTTACCGGGAACTTGTTAGCTTGTTGTATTCAGGCCAACTTCCGAAATGGGACGTGTCTGGAGTACGACTTGCAGGGGCAACCCTTAAGACCTTCGGAGGTAGAGCATCTGGTCCAGAACCTCTTGTCGATTTGTTCAACTTCACAGTCAGCGTCTTTCGGGAAGCTGCTGGACGTAAACTTAGCTCCATTGAGTGCCACGATATCTGCTGTAAGATTGCACAGATCGTCGTTGTCGGAGGTGTACGCAGGTCCGCTCTCATCAGTCTGTCTAACCTCACTGACGATAGACTCCGACGATGCAAGTCAGGCCAATGGTGGCAAGATAATCCTCAACGGGGACTAGCGAACAACAGCGCGTGTTACACAGAGAAGCCAGACTTTGAGGCGTTTTTAAATGAGTGGAAAAGTTTATACGAGTCCCGCTCCGGAGAACGAGGAATGTTCTCTAGAGTCGCAAGTCAAAAGCAAGCTGCAAAGAACGAGCGACGAGATGCTACCTATGATTTTGGAACTAATCCATGCTCAGAGATCATCCTCAGGCCCTACCAGTTCTGCAATCTATCGGAAGTTGTTGTCAGGGCAGGAGATACGTTGTCAGACCTTAAACGAAAAGTACGTGTTGCGGCTATCCTTGGGTCTCTTCAGGCTACGCTAACCGACTTCCGCTACTTACGTAAAGTATGGCAGAAGAACACAGAAGAAGAAGCACTGCTAGGTGTATCACTAACAGGCATCATGGACCACGCCGTGTTGTCAGGGAGGGAAGATCGTGAGAAACTTAAAGATTGGCTCGTGGCTCTCAAAGAGGAGGCGATTAGTACTAATAAGGAATGGGCTACTAAGCTTGGTATTAATATTAGCACTGCCATCACTGCTGTTAAACCTTCCGGTACTGTTAGTCAGTTGGTTGATTCTGCTTCTGGCATCCACCCTAGATACTCAGATCAATACATTAGACGAGTTAGAGCAGATGCAAGAGACCCGCTCTGTCAAGTCCTTGAGGCAGCAGGAGTGCCCGTAGAGGACGACGTAATGTCACCCACTACCAAGGTATTCTCCTTCCCCATAAAGTCGCCTGAGGGGGCTGTGGTGGCCTCTGAGATGGGTGCTATGGAGCAACTTGAGCTTTGGGAGATCTATCAGGACTTCTGGTGTGAACATAAGCCGTCAATGACGTGTTACTACCGTGACGATGAGTTCCTTGAGGTGGGTCAGTGGTTGTACAACAAGTTCGACAAGATCAGTGGCGTAAGCTTCCTGCCTTACTCTGAACATACGTACCAACAGGCTCCTTATGAACCTATTGATCTGGAGACGTTTGAGAAGTTGAAGGAGGAGTTTCCTGAGACCATCGACTGGAACATCTCTGAGAACTCTGACATGACTGAAGGGTCGCAACAGTTGGCTTGTACAGGAAACAACTGCGAGTTGTAAACAAAAGGGGGCCTTAGTGCCCCCGTATTTACTTAGGTTAGATTATGAACATCAAACGTGACATTGAGATCCGCATTAGAGTACTTGAGAACAAACTACAAAGGTCTATACCTGCTGCTCGCAACAACGAGATTAGAGGTGAGATCATGGGTCTGAAGTGGGTGCTAGAGCGTCTCTAGTCTTCCTCTTGTTGTCCTCTGGCTCCAACACCAGCAGCCGTAGTCAACATACCAGCAGACCTTAGGCGCTCGCCTTTGACAACCTTAGGGTCTGCTTTTATACCTGCTATTTCTTTTACAAGTTCTTGATAGGACTGAGTCATTTCTTCCTTTGCAGGGACTTCAATTTTCCTAGCAAGCTTCATTGCGTCTTGACTAGCTGCGTTGAAGATCATAGGAGGCGTAGCGTTTACAATTCGGTTGGGCAGCGCTTTTTCTACCGCCTTACCTACGACAGGTACATTCTCAAGGAAGTTGTTTTCGTCAGACACAACCGCTGTTACTCTTCCTCTAGGAGTTATTTTACCTACGTAGTTTACACCTCCTTCTGTAATTGCCGACCCTTCCATTGATCCAGTGAAGTAAAAACCGCCGTTCTCCTTAGCGTTAGCGAGTATTTCTTCGTCTGTTTTCCCCATCTTTGGGTGTAGTCTAAGCTTAGACTCGCTTTTGAATTTTTTAAGAATTTCTTCGTTACTGGCTGTCTTCTTGTTGGTAAAAATTTCAGAAAACTTACGAATCGGCCCTTTATGTACAAAGTCAAACGCATGGTTGCCTGTTTGATAAGTAGTAGGAGTTTTTACATTGATTACTGGAGACGTTGCATCAGCAAACCGCTCTGTTTTTTCTCCTTTACCTACCTGCCAGACGTTACCCATATGTTCTTCAAAAAAGTCAAGGTCTTTTTGAGGCGTGTTGTTTCTAGCGCCAACTTGATTTACCAAGTCGGAGTAAACACCGGGACGGAAAGGAACAGTATCGGACATATAGCTTATTCGGTCTACTGTATCAAGCGCAGGGTCAACAGGCCCTTGTCGTCCACGTCGAACATTTGTTACAATGTTTTGCTGACCTTGTGAAATAGCCTTGGATAAGTCTCTTTGCGTACCACCAGCCATCTCTTGTGCTACGTCTCTGGTTGTCGGATTGACGCCTGTGCTGTAGTAAAAGGCACGACTGTCGGGGTCCGTTAAATTAAATAAACCCTTTTTCGTACCTTCTCCAGCCCACTTAACAAAATCTTGTATTTTTGTTCGGCCTTTCATTACTTGTTCAGCGTTTTTAGCATCTTTAACTTCGTTTGCTATCATCGGACCAACTTTAGGTATTCTTCTGACCTTATTAGCAAACGCTTGTGGGTCCCTAGCTACGTAGTTATCCAGCCTATTAGGTTTGGCATCCTTTGGAATATCAGTAGGCCCGTAGAAGTTAGGGATGTAATTCCTAGGAGAACTCAAGAACAACCCGGCGTTTTCCTGAGCCCTATTTAGGTTAGGAAGAGCCTCTTGTGTAATTTGAGCGCCCCTACGCATCATACCAAGACCACCTAAGGGAATGTAGCTGGCAGGAGTCAGTGCTTCTTCAGCAATAAAGTTAGCAGGGGCCATAGCGTCAACTGTGGTTGTTTCTACAGGACCAAAAGCATTAGGACCTCCTCTCATTCGTTCTACGCGAACAGGAGCAGTTCCAAAGGGTTTCTCAACAACAGGATTGACCACAGCAGAAGCAGCTTGTTTTCTGTACTGTCGTGCCTTAGGTCCTACCCTAGAAGCCGCTTTACGTAGCTCTAAGTAATCATTGCTCATTCTCAGGCTCCTGATTCACTTCATTCAGCATCTGCGCCAGCATTACCTTGTCAGCACGAAGGGTTGCCATAGTCTCTGCGGTCACGTTAGCGCCTTGGATCATTTTGTCAGTAGACTTAATCAACTCCCGAAGAATCTCCGCACGTCTACGCTTACGTGACAACCGGGCAAGACCTACGCCTACTCCAGTTCCTGCGGCAACAGCAGCAACTACGGGCATACCACCGACCGCAGCAGTACCAGCAGCAGCAGTAGCACCAAGGGCCAACGGTGTAGTAGGGAAGCGGAGACCAGAGAAGTCTTCGATACCTTTGACCGTACGTCCCAACATGGTCTGGTTTATGGCCTTACCTGCCTTGACATCCAGTAGATTCTTAGCTCTGAACAACATAGCCATACCGTTGATAAGACGATAGGCTTCGTCATCTGGCATCAACTTAAGGAATGCTTGGTTCAGCTCGTCCCTTACGTACTTACCTGCTACTTCTTTTGCACTAGCTAAGTCAGGGTTCTCAAGACCTGCTGTGGGCTTCTTACGGAAAATCTGCTTGTCCAACTGACGACGCACCTCTAGGATGTCTCTGGCAGTGATCTTGCCACCTTTGGACGCCTTTTCGTTGAGTCTCTTGACAGCCGTGTCGATCAACAGGTCTACCTTCTTCTGTGCGTCAGGCATTAACTCAACGTAGTCATCAAGGTCATGGAAGCCAGCCTTGAGTTCTTCCAGAGTGCTAGACAGGTCAGCTACGTCGGTCTTAGGGTTCTTAGACCGCTTGATGTACGACTGTAGGTCTGCCTCATGTTTCGCCAGTTGTCCGTCTACAACCTTAGCGTTTACAGCGGGGTTTCGGTCACCTTTGTACTCAGGGAGTTTTGCCAAGTAGTCAATCACGTTGTCTTCGGAAGGCGACGGTACGTACACGTTACGGTTCATGGCTCCTGTAGGCTCTACAGTTCCCGGAGCTTTGACGTAGTCTTCAGGTAGTAGACTATCTGCTACTGCCTTACGCTCTTCCTCTAGGACAGCCTGTGTTGCTCTTCCTGAGGCCATACGTACTGAAGCACTAGGTCTAGGGATGGACGGGAGTGCCATCTTAGGCCCAGCACCAGCAATGTTGAGGAGGGCTTCAGCAGTAGTAGCCTCCTCTGGGTATGCCTGTGCTAACTCACCGACCTTCTCCATTCCACGCTGAAGCATAGAACCTTCGTACGCCTCTGAGACACCACGTTGGACAGCCTCAGGAGTGTACCTACGGTAGGCTTCTCCTGCTACTTCTCCTAGCGTCTCTCCAGCGGCCCCAACACCAGCAGCAAGCGTAGTGCCTACTCTGAACTTACCGGGCAGTCTTTCGACATCCCCAGCAAGAGTACTTCTATAACGCTCACGGGTCTCTTGAAAACGCTCTGGTGTTTCCCTAATCATCTCTCGCATACTCTCAGGTTCACGAGGGCGTGGAGGGGTTACAGTAAATGTTTCTCCCTCAACAATACCAATGACTTCTCCTGTCTGTTTGTTAGTGGCAGTCTTGAGCGGCAACCATTGTTCACCGTCCCAGTATATTTTCTGTCCTGTCTGTGGATTAGTCGCTGTCTTCATGTTTATTCGTCCAATACAAAGCCGGGTTCTAGTAGTAGTTCTGCTTCTTGAGGCTCCTCTGGCATGGTTATAGGCATAAACGAAGTCATATTGTTTTCACCAAGGCGTTTTGCAGTGGCAGAACGTACCCTATTAAATCTTTCAAGAGTATCAACCATAGCTTTTCTGCGAATTTTTAACAAATTAAGCAAGGATTGTTGTTGCCCTTTAATGTCAGCAGCAGCAATCAATTGGGCGTATTCTCTATCCGCGTCTGATAATCCAGTACCTGAACCAAAGTCTTTAATTTGTTCAGCAACTATCTTACCTGCTTCTGAAATAAAGGTTTCAGCATTTGTAACAGCAGGGTCATAAGGCAAGCCAATGAGTTCACCAAAGCGTCTGAGGTTTAGCTCTACGTTAGCCGCAAGACCCGTAGGCATACCGCCTTCTAAACGGGAAGTCTGTCTGTCGATCAACTCAACCATGTCACGAGCGTTTTGAGCTTTTTCATTAAACTCAACAAACTCTTTAACATTAGCTTTTGCCATCTCTTCGGCACCGACTTGTTGGCTCGTGTCTACAATCTGCTGTACGACATTTGGAGCCTTGCGTACCAACCCTAGCTCACTGGCCTTAACGTAAGAGTTAGTCTGGTCATTGTAGACTAAACCAAAGTCGTTGACGTTGACGGCCTGAATTTTACCCTCTGAGTCCTGCCAAGCCTCTAGCTTACCAGTGCGTCCCTTCAACAGGTCGTCTGCTTCTTCAGCCGAAAGAGTACCCATAGCCGTAATCTGAGCTGGACTAAACCCAGCCATCTTTAGTCGTGCCTTGATGACCTGTGGGTTGTCCAGAGGCAGTTGCTCAATCTGAAACTCTCGTACGTCCTTGCTGATAGCCCGTAGCTCGTCCATGTCCGTAGTAGACCGTGCAGTCGCTGCTTGGTCCGTAAGGCCTGCTGCTTCTGCTGCTACTGCTACTTGCTCTTGGAAAGCACTTAGTTGGGTTTGTGCTGCGGCCTGCGCTTGTAGTTTACGTGCTGCTTCTTCGTACTTTACAGCATTAGGAATGTCACCCTGTTGTCGGTAAAACTGAGCTAACTGAAGCAACCCTTCGGGCGAGCTAGTGTTAATTTGAGACAGTTGTTGTTTTTCTTGTTGCTGCCGTTGTTGCAAAGCCCTCATCTGAGGAGCTTGACCAACACCACGAGCAGCAGTAAACAAACCCTCCTGATAAGAAGGCTGTAACAGACCTTGTAAAAATGCTTGTGAAAACTTAGCCATGATAGCCCTCGTTAATCAAATGGATTTAAAGTTTTAAAGATGTTGCCAAGCCCTTCGCCAACGTCACCAAATAAACCACCTAAGTCAAAACCGCCAGCATTAATAACAGTACCGTCTTTGGCAAGTGCTGGTGTAAACAAACCAGCAAGTACGTTAGAGCCTATACCGCCTAACAGGTTAGCTCGTGCTTGCTCTGCCAACAGTCTAGACTCCAGACCAGACATAGCAGTCTCACCAAAGAGTCCTGTACCGTACAACTGAGCTTGTTGCTGTAGCTCTGCCATGCGCTGTGCTGGTTGTGCTGCTGCTAACAACTGTGTTTGTGGTAGGTAGCTTGCACCAAGGAACTGTTGTCCTAATCCTGCTTGCTGTGCTTGCTCTGCCTGAGCCTGTTGCATAGCCCCTAGCATAGCTCTGTTACGAGCTTCTTCTTGCGCTGTAGCCATAGCCAGCATTTCAGGAGTAGCACCGCCGTAAGCAGCAGAGCTAACACCAAGCCTACCTTGTGCCGCTAGACGCTCTTCTAAGGCAAGACGTTGACGTTCTTCTTCAGGCCGCTGTGCTGCCCTCATACGCTCGAATATGGCTTGCTCACGAGCTTGAGTAGGCTGTACTGCTTGACCAAAGAAACCACCTGCACCGCCAAACAACTGTTGCTTGCATAGCTTGCTCTTGAGGTGATAGTGTCATACCTACTTCAAGACCGCCTGTGGTGGGCTGTGCGGTAGGTCTTTCTGGTTGGGCAAGACCTAACAAATCTGGGAATCGCTCCATTTGTTGTTGCCTCTCTAAACCCTCGTAATACTGTTGGGAGCCGGGAGTAGCGTCGTAATAATCTTTTAGCTGTCTTCTGTACTGATTAAGAGAACTGCTTCCAGACATTTGCCTGCCAGTTACTGGATCTGTAAACTGAACTATGTCTGCAGTTTGAATCATAGGCATTTCAGGTCTAGCAGACATTCCGGGAGGAGGAGCAAACTGAGAAGAAGATCCACTGCTCCCAAGTAAATCTAATAATCTTCCTCTAGCCTCGGTCGGGCTTAATTGTCCGGGTTGTGGCATTTGACCGGGGAGTTGCATATCTATTTGGCTAACTAACTGGTCAATGTTTGGAGGCAACGCCATTGATGGCTGACCTACAGGCTGTGGCATAGGCTGTCCCATGCTAGGCTGACCACCCATACGCGCAGTAAACATAGCACCTGTAGGAGTAGTCACCGTAAACGGTTTAAACTGTGACTCAGCTTGGCCGCGTTCAGCAATTTCCATAGCTCCGGGAACACGTACACCACCTACGGTTGTACCTAATATAGACTGCTCACCAATATCGCTTAGTCTGTCATAAGCCTCGTTTGTTAGTAGACCACCCACAACAGCCGGAAGTGCTGGAGAAACCGCAGATCCTATTTGTTGCAAGCCTCCATAAATATCATCAAAAAATTCACTTATTGTTCCTAAGCCACTTTGCTGTGAACTTGGAATTAGTGTTGGGCCAGCCATAATTATCTCCCGATTAAAGTAGCTTACCTATCAAAGCCATTACGTTAATTTCTTGTAGTGACAGTGGTGAGCCATCTATCTCTGACTCTAGACCTACCTGTACACTTGTTCCATATCCGGTGGTGTTGAGGCTACGCTGGTTTGTTAGCTGACCACCTGTAAATTCTACTGTTGTATACTCACTTTCACCGTAGAACCCAGTTATCTGCGTACCTACTGTAAACTCTGTTGTTGCGTATGTTGTATCAAAATCATAAGCCCACTTCATAAATACAACTGAGTTATTTGCACCAACCAGTGTAGGCTTTAACTTCTTTAATATTTTAATTCTCGCACTATCACCAAATGTCAAGCTTGGGCTGTAGTACTTAAACCTGTAACCACTGCCGTTATCGCTGTAGCCTGTATACGTACTAATGCCGCTACTAGTACCGATGTGCAACGTACCGTCTTCTAGTCGTGTGTACGATGTAAACTTAGTTGACGGCCATCGAGTAACACGGTATGATCCATTCTCTAATGTACCTCGTACGTCAAAACAGTACGTTACATCCTGACCTGTAAAGGTTAACAGGTAGAATCCTTCTTCTGGACTGTATACCGATCTAAAGAATTGTGTCTCATTCTGTAGCGCAGCAATAATATCTTTTGTAATGTTACCAGATAAACTACTGATAGGCATTGACTTTTCTTGTATTGTTCTGCCAAAGCTCTTAAGACCCGTATGTGACAAAAACAATACGTCTGTTCCAGGTGTACTGCACAGTGTCCCTGTTGACGCAACCAATGCCTGCTACGGTGTCTGACAACGTCATAGAAGCAGGAGAAGTAGCGCCGTCGTACACAATAATGCTGTGCTTACCAAAGATAATTAACAGACCGTTGTGTGCCGCTAAAGCTACAATCTCGTCATAACCATCAGGGCCAGACCTTTAGATACATCAATGTTGCCGCTAGAGCCTCCCGACCATGCTGCTCCGTCTAACAAATCAGACCAGTAAATAGTAGACTTGTTAGTACTAAAGTCTGCAGGTCCACAAACGACCGTACGCTGCTAACACCTCATGGCCGTACATAGTACTAGCAACGCCTGTAGCATGAGGATGGCTTGACAGTGCTTCTACAGATCCTACATGGTTTGAGTAAATTAACGGCTCGTAACCACGTTGAAAGAAAAACAAGTGGTCATTAAAGTTTACAATTTTCCAGTCGTTAGCGCTGATTGTATAACTACCGGGAGTCTCGTCTACTAGTGTAGTTGTACCACTAATAATCTTGTTGTTACCAACAGAAAAAACTTTAGTGTTGCCTGCATCATCTCTATATTCTTTAATACTGTACAAAGAGTCAGTACCAAGAACGGTCTTATTTGTTGTTACGACAGTGTGGCCCTTACGTGCGGCAATACGTCCTCGCTTGTCGATTACAGCGTTGTCTGCAATCTCAGCAAAAGACGGATCCTGCGCTAACGGCGAATCCTCGGTGTTAACACCCTTAAAGGCCGGAGCTACAAGATTAATACTTTGCAGTTGTTGAGCCATATTAGACCGCCCTAAATACCATTTCTTCTGGATGTTTAGCCGCATCAATTGCTACGGCATCTGACAGGTACTGGTTAGCTATCGTAAAGTATTCGGCTGTAGATGTACCGCCTGTTTCTCCTCGCTCACGGGCAAGCAGTGCTATTGCCAAATGAATAACAGGCGCTGAAGGAATAAGTAGTTTGTCAGTGTTAGCCGTTAGATCGCCTTGTCGTTTAACGACATCAAACCGCAAGCTGTACACGCCATCTGGTGTAGGGCCAATTAAGAGTTGAGTATCGCCGTTGCTGTCTAGCCCGTTGTACGTAAAGTATTTTGGAGCGCCTTCCACTGCGTTAGCAATGTATAGAGCATCATTAAACCAATCTTTGGTTTGGTATTCCATAAAGCAGTTCTGAGTGTCATTCAGTACTGACATTACTTTTACATTGTCACCGGAGTTAGTTAGTGAGTAGGTATTGTCCGATGCCGCAGTAGTTACCGTGATAGTTTCACGTAACGCAGACCAATCAGCCGCTTGACTAACTAATGTTTTTGCATCGTTAATAAAGTCACCTACCATTTTAACGTAGGTAGTACTAGTAACAGACGAAGTTTCCTCTTCACGGAGTCTGCGTAGTACGCTGTTCATAAGGTTAAGATATGTCATACCAGCATTCCTGTTTGTCTACCAAGAAATTTATTTAGTTCGCCTAAAGCGTCTGTTTGTTTTTGTGGAGCAAGTGCTATAGGTGTTAACGGCTGGAACGGACTAAGACCTTGAAGGAACGGATCAAACTCTATAACTTCTGGTTTAGCAAGTTGAGCAGAAATTTGTTGTTGTTGCTGTCCAAGACCCATTAAGCCACCTAAAAGACCTGCTCCTAACCCTGCAACGCCTTCACCAAGACCTTCAAGACCGCGACCAATACCGCTAATGTCTGATTGTATTCCGCCAATCTGAGTGCCTAGGTCTCCGATCTGCCCACCAATCTCACCGAATTGCTCTTCAGTGCTTTGCTGGAACGCTTGCTGTGCTTCTGCTTGGCTAATTTGACCGGACTGCAATGCTTCAATATCAACATTTACATCAGAAAATAAATCATTAACAGTGCCGCCAAACTCTTCAAACTGACGTTGAGTGCTTTCATTAAGGCGGGTTAGATCTCCACCAACAGCAATAACAGCTTGTTGAAGATTACGCCTCTCGTCGGTTGCTTGTTGCGCTTGACTTGCCGCATCTGCTTGGTACTGAGCAAAGGCTTCTGCCTGACTAATTTGGCCTGCCTGTAAACCTTCAATGTCTACGTTAACTCCGGCAAATAATTGATTAACGTCCTCACCAAACTCATTAAATTGTTGGCGTGTCTGTGCGTCTAAACGATTAACGTCACCGCCCACTGCAATAAGAGCCTGTTGTAGATCTCTACGCTCTTGCTCTGCGCTCTGTTGGCCTGCCGCAATTCCGGCAATAGATTGCTCTAGCTGGTTTTGAACGCTATTTATGTTAGTCCCAAGCTGGTTAAGCTGGCTGTTTAACGCGCCTTCTACAGTGGATAGTTGTCGTAGTGTATTGGCTTCTACGCCTGTAATCTGCGAGAGTAATCTAGCCTCAGCATCTGTTAGTTGACGAGCTTGGCCTTCGGCCTGTGCGGCCAACGCATTCTGAAGGCTGGCCTCTACGTCTCTAACTTCTCCGCGAACTCCTGCAATAGAAGACTCCAAATCTGTTTGGACTTGGTTAATATCTGTGCCAATGTTGTTTAATCGGTTGTTTAACGCACCTTCTACAGTAGACAATTGACGCAACACACCAGCTTCTACACCAGTCATTTGAGACAACAAACGCGCTTCGGCTTCAGTTAATTGTCTGGCTTGTCCCTCGGCTTGCGCCGCTAATGCTTCTTGCAATTGACGACGCTCATCAGATGCTTGTTCTAGGCTTTGCGCTGTTTCTTCCTGCGTTGTTTGAATTTGAGACTGAAGATCGGCGCGAACCTGATTGATGTTTGTGCCAAGGTCAAACAGTCCCGCCTCTAACCCAGCGTCAGACTCTGCCATTTCCTGAAGGATGTCAGCCTCAACACCAGTAAGCTGTTCAAGCAAACGAGCCTCAGAATCGTTAAGAGCCGTTGATTGACCTAAAGTTGCCGCCTCAAGCGCCTCGGTAAGGCTACGCTCTACCTCGCTAACTTCTCGCTGAACGCCAAGAATTGATGTGCCTAATTCAGTTGTGGCTGTTTCTAAGTCGGATCGAACGCCGCCAACAACTTCATTTACTTGCTCTTGGGTTACTGATGCAGGAAACTGAATGTTTCCAATAGCAGTGCTAACAATCTCTCTAACTTGGTCGGCGCTCATTTCTTCTGGAATATCTAAGCCACCAATAGCAGAGTTAACAATTTCTCTAACTTCTTCTGTAGATGTTCCCGGCGGTATGTTGCTAATTGCTTGATTAACAATTCCTTGAACCTCTTCAGATGTAATCCCTTCAGGGAACTGAATGTTTGCAATAGCACTATCAACAATTGAGCTTACATCTTCGTTTGTTATGCCTTGAGGAAACTCAATGTTTTCTATTGCGGAGTTAACAATTCCTGACACCTGCTCTTCTGTCATGCCCTCGGGGAACTCAATCCCACCAATAGCACTATTAACTATTTCTTGAACTTGCTCAGGAGAGGTTCCTGCTGGAATGTTACTAATTGCTATATTAACAATGCCTTCAACTTCTTCTGATGTAATGCCTTGAGGAAACTCAATGCTGGAAATAGCAGAGCTAACAATGCTATCAACATCTTCAGTTGTTAAACCTTGAGGTATTTGAATGCTAGAAACTGCATCATTAACAATAGTTTGAACATCATCAGGAGTTATACCCTCTGGAATCTGTATGTTACCAATAGCCTCATTGACTACGTTACTAACTTGTTGCGGAGTCATGCCGGGAGGTATATTACTAATAGCATTATTAACAACAGACTCAACAATGCTCCTTACGGCTTCAGGATCTGCGTCTCTACCATCTATTCCGTCTCTGCCATCTATGCCATCTCTACCATCTGTACCGTCAATGCCGTCACGTCCGTCTATCCCATCAACGCCATCCACCCCATCTCTTCCGTCAACACCGTCTATACCGTCAACACCATCACGACCTGGATCACCTTGCGGCCCTTCAACAGGCTGAGGAAAGTATTCAGAAAACATCTCTTCAGTAATAGTAGATTCAGCCTCAAGACCTGTTTCCTCTGCTGTTGTGTCAGCAAAAATATCTTCAACAGATTGAGCGTCAGCTTCTTCGCTTTGCTGTTGCTCCTCTAGCTCTGATACATAGTCACGAATCTGAACTTGAACATCTCCAAGAATTTCTGTTGTATCAGGCGTCTGCCAAGCGGCGTCCTCATTCTCACTTGTAAACTCATTAAGGTTTTCTTGAATGTCTCTGTACTGGTTATATGCTTCAGTTGCACTGCCAGTTAAGTTCATAATGACATTTCCGCCTTGGTTAACAATGTCGGCAGATTCTAATGCTCCAGTTAAAAGGTCTATCTGTTGTTGAGCGGCTTGATAAGCTTGCCCTCCGGGCTGTACCGTAGCTTGTATATCACGAAGACGTTTGATTTGTTCTTGAGTAGAACCTTCAACATAACTACCTAAAAAATCTGAAAACTCATTTGTTATGCCTGCGGTAGCCGCCGCAATCAAAGCTTTTTCTAAATCAATTTCTCCTGTTGCAATGCCTTGAGAAACTACCGAACCTAAACCAGCACCTACTGCCGCTGAGCCAACAGCGCCTAATGCACTAGACAAAGCACCGGAAGCCGCGCCTCCAGTTGCTACACCAGCCGCAATAGCAAGGCCAATTTTTACAAAATCACCAACTCCTGCACTGCTTTCATCTACTGTTTTTACATACGCAGAGCCATTCCATGAAAACTTGTCGCCAGAGTCACTGTATACAACAGGGTTAACACCGTATTTTTGTAGCAGTGCTTGGTTAGCTTCAGAGTTAATCCAGTTTTGATAAGCCGCCACCTGAGTTTGAGTTTGCATTCTTTCAAGTTGAGCTAGGTTTTGACCGGGATCGCTAGGGTCAATAGTAAGGTCAGCGTCACCCTCAAGAATCATCTCTTGATCTTCGGTAAAGCCAGCGTCAGCTTCTGACCAGTTGCCTGTATCGTAATCACCAGACTGAATTAACTGCTCACGTTCAGTCATGTAGGCAAGGTAGTTATCAAACGTGCCAAACATTTCACGTAGGCGGTTTACGTCGTCACTTTCAAAGTAGTCACGTAGTTCGTCTACGGTAACCTGTTGGACTTCTCCGGTTTGACCGTAGAGATAGTTTTGAAAGTCTCCATCGCCTTTTTCACGACCCTCAACAAACGTAAAGGTCTGAGGAGTTGTAGCAGTAGGAGGCTCGTCAGGAACAATGGGGGCTTGCTTTGTAGGCTCACCTTTTACTCCGCCAGTCAACATACCTTCGTTTTCGACAGGCTCAGACGTAATGCGTAAACCTTCTTCTGCTACGTCAGGATTCCTACGCATGAAGTCCGTGGCTTCACCAATGGTTGCAAACTCTTGTGTGCCTATATAATATGCCATTTACTTTTCCCTTGATACGCCCTTGGTTTTTTCATAAGAACGCATAGCACCAAGACCAAGCATACCCATCAATACAGGCATCATAGTCTCTAGGTCAATGAGTGGTATAGTGACTTCAATAGCCAGCAAAGCTAAAACAAAGTTGGTAAACGGTATGACCATAAAGTTGCCCATCATACCCAGTACGCAACACCAGCCAACAGCAGGTCTCCAACCAGAGACAAACAAGGACTTGTGTGCTGCTTCTACCTTGTTAACCTCTAGTTGTGACTTAGCAAGCTCCTGAGCGTGTCTCTGAGCCATTGTAGCGACTTCATGAGCTAACCTAGCCTTCTGGTCTTTGTCTTGTACAAACTTGTCCAGAAGCCCTGTAACGGGCCCTATGAGCGACTCAATCATCTAGCAAACTCCAAGATAGCAATAGCCATAGTCACGATAAGAGCAATAGAAGCAAAGCCACCTGTCATCATCTTCTCTAGTTTGTCAAAGCGTTGATTGTGTGCATCCAGTTGCATCTGAATCATTTCATAACGAATGCTACACTCACGCTCATGAGCTTCTAACCGACTTAATGCTTGCTCTAGATCTGACATGACTATTCCTTACCGCTCTGATGGTCCACAGTTATCTGTGCATTTAACTTACCTATTTCTACTTCTATCTTGTTTAGCTGCCTGCGTAACTCGTGTATCTCTACGTTGCGTTCTTCCAGAGCCATAATCTTAGCGTTCTGTATAAGATCGTCTGGTAACGCACCACGTAGACCTAGAGGCCACTCACGAACAAACGCAGAGTTTTCCAGTATGTTCATGTTCTGTATTTCCTGACCGTGTTCAATAGAGATGATACGAGTGTCAAGAGTTACGTAAGCAGTAGTAGCCATAACGATGCCAGCACCAAGAGCAACTAAGTTCCTTAGTGGTATAGCTACTCTGGTGTTGTCATCAATCTCAGGCATTACCAAGGCATACCATCAGCAGACACAGGGTTCTTCTGTGCTTCGATGTTGGCTGTCAGTGCCGCCTCAGTAGCGTCTTGGTCTACTGACTCGTGTACCCATGCCAGTACAGCAGACTCAGTAAGGTCATCGTAAGCTACAAAGCCGTCAGCATCAGCGTCAGGTGTAAAGCCTACAGTGCCGTAAGAGGATGCAGTGAATGTGTCGTCACCAACAGTTTCAGATTCAGTAACACGCCAGTGTGCAACGGTTACACCGCCGTCTGCCACGTTACGCTCAAGGTTTGCGATAGTCCATGTAGCCATTAGGCTTCTCCTAGTTAAATAGCGGCAATGATAAAGGCAAGTAGCTCAGAGTAACGCACACCCATTCGTGTACGCTCTTCGCCCGTGTCTTCATCAGTCCAAGTTGTTGAAATAAACATTGCGTAGCGTCCAGCGTCCAAGCCTTCAGCAGTAAATGCATCTTGTAAGTCTTGAGCAATGATGCCGAAGTGGATACGCGCGTCGTCACCCTTGTCTGCTACTGAAGACTTCCAGCGAAACTTACGTAGCAATCCCTTACACGCTACAGCAACACGTTGCTCTGCTTCAGACAGTGCTTCAATGTCTTGCTTTTCATTGCGGTCAGACGTTTGGATAGTGCCGTTGGTAGCGTAAATATCGTCAAAACGATTTGATTGCCAGCCCAAATCTACGGTATCGTCAGCCAAAGTACCGTTTTTTCTTGGCCCTATAGCGTTTTCGTAAAACTTCCATCCTGTATGAAGCGTTTCGCCATCGATAGCAAACCCATCTGACTCTATTGTAATACTACCGACTGGGCTGCCAGCAACATAAAAACTAATAAAATCAGGGTCGGTATAGCCTGTTGCTTTAGACAAATAGAGATTCCTATTGGAGTTTGATTGTGCGACTACTACGCCTTCTGGGCCATCAAGATATACTCCATTGTCTGCTGTTGCCCCAGTAGCAATTCCTGAAACGCCAGTCAAACCAACCAGCAAGTTGCCGGAGGTATCTATTCTTGCCGCTTCATCGCCACCAGTTCTAAACTGTATAGACTCAGTACCAAATTCAGCGCCGCTATCCGCCTTTAAAACTAAAGAGCCACTTAAGCCTTGTATCGTTGCATCGTAGTTATTGTCAGTGTCGGTAAACTTAAGAGTTGGTGTTGCGTTTGAAATTTGAACAACGCCGCTAGAGTCGATACGCATGCGTTCTGAAGAGTCGTCAAAAAACATCAAGGCATCATCATTGCCTACCTGTAAGCTATAACTGCCTGTGCCTGCTTCTGCTAATTCTAATTTTGCTGTATTAGTATTAGACGCCTCTATATAAACAGACGCATTGCCGCCTGTATTTTTAGATGCAACTGTTACTGTTCCACTACTACCTTGTGTTGTTAAATTAAATGCTGGTAAGCTAGTGCCGATACCCACATTACCGCTAGAGTCGATGCGCATTTTTTCGTCTAATGTAACTGCCGCACCAGCACTACCTGATGCTTGTGAATACCAAATATGCTCACTAGCTTCTTGCCTATAAGCACTTGACTGATTAGTTTCAATATTAGCAAAAGAGCCTGTATCTGAATCTACATACAGATTATCGGTAATAAAGGTGCCATCAAGCCCATGAGTGCCTGTAGCGTTTTCACTGAATAATGACGCCTTTTGACCTATAAAAAATTGATTCCAACCTGTATGCGTATCTGAAGGTGGCGTGGTGCCAAAACCTATAGCTCCTCGAGAGTCGATGCGCATGCGTTCTGTGTTGTTTGTTTTAAACTGTATGTCGCGTGAGCCAATAGCCTGCAACCCAATACCAAAGCTAGTATCGGCATAAATTTCACCAGTTACAGTTCCGTTTACTTCTAAATCTAATAAGCTACCGCTAGTGCCATCTAACGTAAGTGTTGTAAAGCCGCTATAGCTGTTGGGACTGTCAGTGCCGATACCTACGTTCTGAGAGTCATCAATAGTTACAGCATCAGTAGCATTAGTTCTAAACGTCATTTCATTTGTAGCATTGTTGTATTGAATTCTTGCTATATCTGCATCGTCAGTATCGCCAAAATGTATATTTGAGTAACCATTACTTGCATTTGAAACAATACTAATTCCAGCGCCTGTTCCAAGTGTTGTATTAGATATAATTAAATCATCACTATAAGAATTTAAAGCTGAAGCAGAAGTTGCGCCTATAAACAACCGTTCATCAGAAGCATCCCAGAACAACTTCGCAGTCGTGCCAGTGTCTTCGTAGAAGCTAATGTCGCCGTTAGAAGCAAATAAAGCGGCTCTTGTTCCGCTATCTAGCGTGTCACTATTAACCTCAACAGCAACACCTTTAGAGGCACCAGATTGAATCAATGCGTTTTGCGATGAAGAGTATCCAAAAAATGCTCTATCGCTTTGAAAGCCTAAAGCGGCGGCGGCATTAAACGCACCATTACCTATAGTGCCTAAATCTCCAGTTCCATCAACAGTCAAACCATCAGCAGTCACTGTGCCAGTAACATCTATGCCTGTGGAGGTTGTGGCTAGTTTGGCTGATCCTGAGTTGTATAGAGTAACTGCACCGCCATCAATAGCGGCTAAGTACGAAGCGCTTCCTGCCGCATTTCTTAAGTTAAGGTGCGTCCCTTGGATATTTAAAGCTCCCGGCCCACTCTCTTGAATAGTGCTTGCTGTTCCGTCTGAATAAATTGACAAGTCTGAGTCAACACCGAAGATAGCCTTGTCGTTGTCGCCAAACAGAATGTCATTGCCATTAGACGCAAGATCACCACCCAGTTGTGGCGTAGTGTCTTCTACTACGTTCTGCAATGCAGAGTCAGCAGTAGAGCCTTGTGCGGCTGTAGCGTAATCAGAAGAGTCAAACGCCTTAACCTGTGCAAGGTTAGTAACCTCTGAGTCCATTAAGGCACCAGCGGCTGTGACGTTAGCTGTGTCTGTTACGTCTGCTGAAGCTTCAATGCCGTCCAGCTTAGTGTGGTCAGCATCGGTAAATACATTGGAGTCTGTAGCGGCTTCTACTGCGGCTCTAATCTCAGCATTGGTTTGGTCTGCCTGTAGCACTAGCCTCAATGCCATCAAGCTTACTGTGATCTGCGTCAGTAAAAGACGTTAGAGTCAGAAGCTGATTCAACCAGTGTACGAATCTCTGCGGCTGTTTGGTCAGCAGTAGCGCCTGCTTCAATGCCGTCTAACTTAGCACCGTCTGTAGCAACGTCACGGCCATCAATGGTTCCGTCTGTAGTTAGGTTGCCAGAGATAGTAGGAGCAGTAAGCGTTTTGTTAGTAAGTGTTTGTGTGCCAGTCAGTGTGGCAACGGTAGAGTCAATAGCAAAGGTAACAGCATTTCCTGAGCCAGACGTATCAATACCAGCGCCACCTGTGAAGGTCAGTGTCTCAGAGTCTAAGTCGATACTAAGCGCACCACCTGAGTCTGCTTGAAAGTCTAGGTCTTGTGCAGTGACTTGTGAGTCAACGTACGCTTTTACGGACTGCTGTGTGGGAACTAATGTTGCACTGTCAGACGCCATGTTGTCTTCGTCGACAAAGGCAGTGACACCAATGGTTCCGTCAGAAATAGTTTCAAAAGTCAGGGTTCCGGTAAACGTAGGCCCTGCTGTATCAGCTTTGGTTGTAATGGCTGTGGCAATTGCGTCAAACTCAGTTTCAAATTCAGCGCCACGAATAATTTTTCCTGAGTCGCCTGTAGGTAACGAGTCCTTCGCTTCAAAGTCTGTAGTCTTAGTGTAGTTCGACATTGGAAAGTCCTATTGCAGAGAAGAAGGAGGAGAAAGGAAAAGGGGCCATTGCTGACCCCCTAAGATCGTTACTCAGCGACTGCGAGTACGAAACCAGCTTCAGGTCGGTATACTTCAACACCGTAGAGGCAATCAGCCGTGTACAGAGTTGAGAGGTATTCCTGCTTGTACTGAGTCTGTGAACGAACAGCTTGCTGCTCTGCCATGACAATAGCGTCACGGTGGAACAAAAGTGCTGCACGAGTATCAGCAGATCCAGCAGTGTTGTCTGCTGCTGCTTCGATAGTTGCACAGTTGTTTGAGACGTAGATGTCTACACCGTACAGGTTACCGATAAGGCCAGAGCTTACTGCTTGACCAGTTACGAAGTCAGAAGACACGTATCGGTCAACACCCATGATGGTGTTACGAACCGAAGGTGGGATAACAAGTACACGGCTTTCCATAGGTACGTTGTTGTCGTCAAGCTTCTGAATCATGTCACGGAAGAACGCATCGGTAAACACGTCAGCAGGAACGATAGTATCGTCAGTGTACTGAGTAGTTGTACCACCGTCGTTGAAGAAACAACCGCTGTGCTGGTAGTCAGTAGGAGCTACTGAGCCAGAGAACACAACAGAACCACCGTCACCAAAGCCAGTACCACAAGAGTGGAGGTCGGTGTCGATCTTTGTAGCAAGAGCATAACCAGCATCTTCAGTGTAGAACTGACGGAGGCTAGAAAGCGCCTGTACTTCAACGATGTCTTCGATCAAACGTGAGTACTCGAAGTGACGGTCGATGTCAACAGTCAGTTCGCTCTCAGTGTTTGCAATGATAGTAACCGCAGTGTCAGCAGCCTTAGCATTTGCATCGCCACGAGTTGGCTTTGGAATGTGAAGCTTGTCGCCCTTCTTGCCGTTCATAGCGATACGCTTGACAAGTGGAGCCATCTTCAGGTTCTTTTGGTAAGCAGCAATAATCTCATCACTCCAGATTTCTGGAATAAAAGTAGCCGCTTCAGTCTTCGCAGTATTGCCCGCTGCACCGGGATAAGTTGCAGTAGCCATGTCAATCTCCTAGATTATTTGACTCGACCCTCCGCATAAGCCGCCATGATTTCATCGGACAAAGCTTGATAACGGTCAGGGTCATTCTTCATAAGTTTAATAATGTCGGCCCTGCGATATACCTTCTTACGACTACCTTCAGCACTACCTCGTGCATTGCCTGTGTTAGCTGCCTTAAGTGTTTGCTTACGTGCCTGTTTTTCAACTTTGGCAGTCTGCTGTGCTACTGTTTTACGTTCTTTCCAGAGTGTAAACAGTTCGTCAGCAGATTCAGCATCGTACTGTTGGTCAGCTTGTACAAACAACTGAGTCCTAATCTTAGAAGCTTTGATCCATTCTGCAAACTTGGGATCACCAAGGATTGTTTGCATGTCTGGATGCTTGTTTTGAAGCGTAGCCAAAGATGACTGCTTCTTGTACTGCTCTGAGTACTGTTGTGCTTCTCTTATCTTAGGATGGTTCTCAATAGCACGATTGACAGCGCCTTGAGGATCTGTAAAATAGTCTATATCGTCTTCAGGCTCAACGTATTGTTGAGGTGCTGGTGGTTGCGTTTGAGTACTAATGTAATCATCTACAACCTTACGAAGTTCTCCTACCTCAGAAGACTGACGACCCAATAGCTTTTCAGCTTCTTGGTGCATATGTACAACTTCTTCTAGAGACTTATTTTGGTACTTCTCTGGTAGGTTAGTTTCTTCTTGAGGTTGCTCAACTTCCTCTTGGGGTTGTTGAATCTCATCAACTTCGCTTTCAATGGTGTCCACGTTGTCCTCTTCAGGCTGTGGATCAAGCATCATAGCTTTTGACATAATTAAACTCCGTGATTATAATCATTGTGGAGATTTCTTTCTACCTGCTTTTTCGTGTTCTCGTACCCACTTCATGTGCTGACCGGGGAAGTCCCCAGTAGAGCCATCAAGGTGAAAAGACGGGGCAGATACCATTCTTGTAGAGGGTTCGCCACAGGTTTTGCACCTACTTTCTGTGACGTTATCCTTTACAAATTCTTCTGTGACATGTCCGTTAGTACAACGGAAGTCGTAGATTTTATACATCTACTGGGCCTTCTTCTTCTACTTCAGCTTGCTCTCTGGCAACCTCTATAGTACCCTGTAGATTGATTACTGTTGCAAAAGCAGCTACCTGACCTTTACGAAAGAAGAGATCTTCTACGTCTTTTACAGTCTGTATATCTGCCAACTGTTGTGCGTTTGTGGAAAGCTCTTGCAAGAGTTGTTTGAAACCTTCGTGATTGAAGAGTTCGTTGTAGTTGTCGAAGTAGGTTTCAAGCTCTGGAGTCATAGTTTTCTCTAATGTTGTTAACTATAGTTTTATTATATCATACTTTTTAGCAGTTGTCAAGCATTTCTTGTAGATTTTCTACGTTTGCCTGAAGCAGTAACTGCATGTGCTATACGCTTAGGCCCTGTCTTACGTCGTGCAGAAGAAGCCTTTTCAGCTTTAGTCATCTTAGCCGCAACAGCTTTAGGACGACAAGAGGGGTACGGACGTTTAGACTCACCCTTCTTTGCAGACTTACGTCCACAAGGTTTGCCTGTCTTTACGTCTACCCACTCCTCCTTAAACCACTTCTTAAGGGCAGCACCTTTCTTACTTTTTCTTACGGCCACTTTTGTTACCCCAGTTCTTAGCGCCGACTTTGCGGCATTTGGCTACAGCACCAGAGGCGTATGCAGAAGGCCAGACCTTGTATCTAGACTTGACCTTCTTTGCACAAGCGTCGTTAGCTTTCTTAGTTTTAGCTTTAGGCATCTTTAGTACCCCTTGGGTTTGCTCTTGCCTTTCTTCTTTCGCTTACCTGAACAGTTTGGCATGGTAGCCTCCTTACTTTTTGTGAACTTTCTGGACTTCAAAGTTTGCAGATTTAGACGCACCCTTGTGTGGCTTGTAGCCGTCTGCAGGGTCTTTCATTAGTTTATAACCTTTGCCACTCTTCATCCAGTGATGGCCTTTAGGTGCATTGATTTTCATATTATCACCACTTCTTACACGACCAGTATCGTGCCGTTAGTTTACTAGGTGGATTAGTGTCACACTTGTGACGTGCCCTAAACGACTTACGACGTGCAGGCTGGTCTTTCTTAATAGTCATCTTAGCGTCACCAAAACGAATAGTCTTAGTCTTGTCACCTTCCTTGGCTACTACTACAAACTTCTTCGTTGGGTGGCTAGGCGTCCGCTTTGGCTTGTTGTACCCGCTTACGCCCGCCCGTGCTAGTTTTGGGTCCTTGGACTTTGGCATTACTGAGTTCCTCCACCTTGGTTTCCAAGTGGTCCACCTTGGTTTGTAGGTCCGCTAGGTGTTGGAATGTTCCTTGGAACTCTTGGTTGACTTGTCTGCAGGAGCAGGCGCAGTTCCGTGGTCGGTTAACATTTGTTTTACCTTCTATTTGCTTTTCTTTGAGGAGAGTATCGGCCACTTTCATACGGCGTTCAAACTCTTTATCTTCTGCGTCACCTTCACGAAGGTTTCGGGTAACAGCGTTAATACGGTCGATTTCAAGTTCCTGAGGCACTGCTTGGGCTTCTGCAGCCAGCTTAGTAGCTCGTGCTTGTGACTCTTGAGCCTGAGCAGACAGTGCTGCAGTTTGTGACTGCTGGAACTGCATTTGCAACTGTTGTGCTTGTTGTTGCATTTGCTGCTGCTGCGGGTTAGGTTGCATAGCTTGTTGCATAGCCGTAAGAAGCTCTTCACGGTTAGACAAGTTCATGTTGTCAATAATGCTTTGAATCAGTGTGTTGTACAACGGTGAGTCTTTTTGCATAGTCTGTAGTAGTTGTACAAGCTGGGTTACTTCGTACTCCCTAGCAATGATACCTAAAGTACTGCTAGCGTTAAACTTGTAGTCTGCTACAGGGTAGTTCTCAGGGTCAAACTGCATGTACCTATAGGCTGCTTTCTTGACAAAAGGTATTAAGAAAGACTGCTGGAAGTTAATCAGTGTCCGCTTGTGACGTTTAATAATAGCGCCAAGAGACATACTAATCCCAGCGGCAGTAGCCTCGCCATTAACACTACCAGCGATTCCTGCTGAGTCCACTGCTCCGGTAGCTTGTTGTACCATCTGCTGCAGTGCTCCGGCTTGAGCAAAAGTAATTTGGTTAACATTACCAAAGTTGAACGGTTGAAGTACTTCTTTAGGATTTCCACTGGTCAGTATCATCTTTCCGGGGCGTACTTCGGGTTTAGCACCACGAGGTAGCCTAGTTGCGTCAATAGCCATCATAGGATGGATCGTAAGACTTAAAGCGTCAATTCTAGCTCTTAGCTCAGTGTCAAGTGCTTTCTGTGAGTTGTATCCTTTTTCGCACACACCACGACCCCAGAAACGTCCGGGCACTACGTCCCAAGGGAAAGCAACCACAGGACGGTCTGTCATCATGTAGGGGTTAGCTTCGGCCTTTAACAAAATGCCGCTGTTGGCGATTACTACGACTGCTTCTACGTACTTTGACTTAGAGTCTTGCTCAGGCCCTAGTTCTTCTGTATCGTCCTCTGTAGAGCTTTTTGAGAAGCTCTCGTGGCACTAAACCATAGTACTTTGTAAGACGTACTTTGTCGTCGTTGTAGATTGTTATGTCTTGGTCAGGTTCCAAGTCAGTATCAGGAGCAGCAGGACCAACGTATACGTCACGATATACCCCTTGTTCCTGCAAAAGTTCAACTTGGTGTAAACTAACAAACTCATCTACAGCAACACCCATAGCGTCGTCTACAGACGTTGCTACAGGGTCAATTAGGAAGTTCTGAGGTAGTACAGGCTTAAGTTTAACTTTGACACGGTCAGTGATGTTTACTCCTACTGCTTGCAAGTCTCCGCCCATAATAGGTTGAGTAGCAGGAGCCATCTCCTTCATTTCTTCAATAATTATTTCACCAACGCCCGTACCAAAGACTGCTGCGTTAATTAAGCATTCTGCTACTGCTTTACGCACCATACATTCTTCAAAGTCTTCTGTAAGCTTGTTACGAAGAAACTGTACGTCTTGCTTATTGGTGTCACCAAGGTTGTCACTTACGTCAAACCACTTGCCACGCCCAAACGTAGCTTCTTCTAGTTCCGCTACATTAGACTCAACTGCCTGTTGAAGTGCAGGAGAAATAATACGGGAACGCTCAGAGCCACGCTGGCTGTCAGCAGGATCCCATATACCACGCCAGAGTCGGTAATACTCCTCAAAACGCTGTTCATAATTCGACTCATAATAGTCACGCCAATCCTCACATTTGGTAATGACCCAATCCTCAATTGTTTCTTCAACCAGCAAAGGGTCTGTATCGTAAAATTCTGCCATATTAGTATCCTGCTACCACGTCTAAAATTTCGTGGTCCTCAATTTCGTAGTCGTAGTCGTACGCTACATTTGCCAGTTGGTCAATATACGCCAAAGCGTCTATCAAGTCGTCATGCGTCAAAGGATCAGGGAATTGAAAGAGTTGATCTAAGAATCTACTGTTCCATTCACCTTTGTTTAATGTAATGTAGCCGTTTTCGAAACGACCTTGTAGTGCCCACATTACTCTGTCGGTCTTCTTTTTATTACCGTGGGTAAGCTCTTCTACTCTAAAGAACATACCGTATCTTTTCTGCATGTCAACAAGCGGAGACATTACAGCTTGTTTAGCAATACCTCTTTCGATTCCGACCGACACGGGACGGTAATCTCTAACGGCCTGAAATATCTTAGCTGCTGTTTCGTCAAGACTCCATCTACCGTATATGATATTGTCAACATACCAACCATGCTCATTGACCTTAACCACTGCGATGGCTGTGTCGTCAAGTTTGGAGTTCTTAGTCTTTTTCTTGTTGACTTCTTCAAAACCTGCCAAGTCAACTGCAATGTAGTAATCTCCTACTTCCGGCTCATCTTCACTAAACCTAACCCAATCCTCTTTAAACATTTCTGAACCACGGGCTTCAAACGACGCCATAAACTCCTGACGAAACGCATAAGAAGACATAGAGCGTTTAGCAATGTCGATTTCACTAGGGTCCAACAACGGGTTATCATAGCTCGTAAAGTGCCAAGCTTTGTACGTAGGGTCATCATCTAAGTCCGCATATTTGTATAATTCGTAAAAGTGGTTCCTTCCCATTGGCGTACCAATGAACATTGCACAGCCTTTTTGATCCGCCAAGGCTGGTCTCAAAATCTGCTCAAACACCTCTGGTTTCATGTCAGCGTACTCGTCCATGACTAGAAACTTGAGGCTGACACCTCGCATTGTCTCTGGTCTGTCGGCACCTTTGAGGCTAATGGTAGCACCGTTGACAAGCTTAATTTGCAAATTATTAATATGGCTACCAGAGATAACAGGGTGTCCCAGTTCCATAAGGGTTTGCCACATAATGTCTCTGGCTTGTCCCTGAGTAGGTGCGACGTAAAATACATGGCCTCTGTCCGCCTGAAGTGCGTTAACTATTAACATCCACGCTGCTAACCTAGACTTGCCTGTACGTCGCCCAGCAGCTACTATTTTAAATCTTGTGTCGTCTGCCCAAACATCTTGCTGCCAAGGCAGTAGTTCAATATTGAGATCCATTAGTACAACCAGATAACTGGAGTTGTTCCACGGGTATCAACGTGTACGAATGTATCAGCAATGCCCACACCCGTAAAACCAAGGTTCAAAGCATTAGCCACAATAGTGTAGCGGTGGGCGGCATTTGTTATTTTTATGTCAGCCGCAATCCCCTGTGCATGTGTTCCCGGCACTTCCTTTTTTCTTTCAATAGGGTGCTGAGTTGGATGACGGTAACCACTCGTCACCTCAAAGGGGAAGCCACATGCGCCCCGCAATTGGTCTAACTTCTCTAGGAATTCTTGTTCCATATTGTTAGTACCAGTGACCTGACAATCGAATTCTTCTCTAGTAAAATGCTTAAGAGTCATCTTCTACTACTTCTCCTTCGATTATATCAGGAGTAGACACTTCAGCAGTGCCTACGCCACTAATGTTGATCTGTATAGCGTTTCTACCATTGTCTTTGACTACGTCCTTCTCAAAGGCACCCACTGGTAGTATACGGTCCATCACAAGTTTCCAAGCAGCAGCCTGATTCTTATGGTCATGGTCCAAAGCAGCATCAAAGATCGTCTCTAGGACCTTACGTGACTTTGGACTAGCTAACATACGAGCTTTGTACTCGTTAATTATCGCTGCGTCACCCTTTGGTCGGCCTACTACACCCTTGTTACCGGGTTTTACAGCAGCTACTTCAGACTTCCGGGGTCTGCCACGACCTCTTTTTTTAACAACGTCGGTCATAACATAAATTATCCCTGATTACAACAATAGTATACCATAAGTTTACACGAAAGTCAAGCTATTTTAGAGGTAAAAGCAGTAGAAGTACAAACATGAGTATAATCAACGGCTTACACGATGTTTAATTTAGGGGTAATTTTCCTAATTTTACCCTATTTTGTGTCTAGGTAGCTACTACAAAAGTCTAACACATGTCAACCCCTCCCCCGCCCCAAGTTTCTACGCGGGTTTCAACAAAAGTTGACACAGGGCGCGGCCTATGGTAGCGACCAGAGTTGGCACGGGTATTGCATGGGGCAAGTTGGCATGGAGTTTGCATGGGTTGACAAGTGCGTGGGCTTATGTTGGTCCCTCTGGTCACAACCTGAGCTGATAAAGTTGGCATGGGTTTTGCTACGCGAGCTATTTATTACACGCGCGCACGCGACTAGCACGGAACAACCAACGCAGTCAATAGTCCAAACGTGTGAATATTTACGCTTCACATCTGGGTCGACCTATGGTTTCATACACACATGGCGACGGGGGACAGAAGCCACCCCTAAATGAGAATCATTATCATGACTAAGCAGATCAACTACGGAATGCACGAGCAACTAGAGAACAGCCACCGCACACTATCGGACGCTGTCACCATGTACGCCATCTACTACAGCGACTGGACAGAAAACCTTAACGAGCTGTCGGAGTACTACGCATCGGACGAATGGAAAGACAGCTTTGACCAGCGAA